GTTCACAAAACTGCCGAGATCGATTTCGCTAGTCACGAAATTTGCGCCGTTGGTTAATGCTTTTGCTCTGATGAAGAATGAGTCACTCTTTGCCATGGGCGTGGGAGGTTCTGGTGGCTTATGATGCTTGCCTCCCCCCCGAGGGGTCCCTGGACCCCTAGAGGGGGGGTCATCTTCTTATCCGGTCCCCTAGTGGGATAGGTATCTATCCTAGTGGACACTGTACCGGAGGGATAGGATTTGCTAGGCAAATCCAGGGCTGCGGGCGCACTGCGCCCTACGCCCTAGGGTTTATATTAGGGGTACGGGTCCTATAAATCATGCCTGTACGCATAACTAGAGCAAAAGTAGCAAAAACAACGAAGAACACACATGAATTATTTCCGATAGAGAACCTATTCAGGAAGTATAGAGTAGATATGATGGAGGAATATCGTCTTGAAGGCCTTATGCCTCTCAGAGAATACCCTGTAGTGGACCCATTCGCGAGGAATTGCCCCTGGGGGGGCAAGTTCACCAACGATATTGGCATCGATACGGAGGCGCACTATCACATGGAAGCCCTCGACTTCCTTCAGAAGATGAGCAACGAGAACAGGAAGTTCCACATTGGCATCTTGGACCCTCCATTCAGTCCCCGACAGGCCAACGAAACCTATGGGGGGGAGGGGGCGAACCTGTACGCGAGCGATTCGCCACGCCTCCGGAAGATAGAGAAGGCGATTTCTCGTTTGATTGTTCCTGGTGGCCATGTAATCAAGTTTGGATATAACTCAAATCCCCCAAGCTCTGGGATGGAATTGGTCGAAATGAAGGTTCTAGCCTTCGGCGGGGTTGTCAATGATTGGATAATCTCGGTTTGGAGAAACCCGAACCGAACCCTGGGGGAATTCTGAATGGCAAAAGTAGTGAAGGCATTCTCCCTAGACCCCGAAGTGGCCCGAATCATTGACTCGTACAAGGATGGCTCCAGGTCGAAGCGAGTCAATCTCGCATTGCGGTGGTACTTCCTCAGTGATATTCATGAGATTATTGCAATCAAGGATGATGAGGCTCGATATTGGAGGAATAAAACCCTCTCCAATGGGGGGGTCAAGCATCATCTGGCAGGATTGTTGAGGTGTCTAAATCCATTCCGACAGCGAAAGCGAGTACAGCAACCAAAGCGATAACAATCCTAGTCCAAGTCCATAGGAGAGCAGGGTCGCTCGAAATTGGGTCATCAGACATCCTGATTACTATTCCTAACCATAGCGAGTGCGCCCTTCCACTCTGAAATCTCGTACTTGTCCATCTCTATGATGTAGTTCACTTCCTGCCCCTCATCGGCGTAAGCGTGCATTCCGATATAGAGGTCTTCGACAACCAGATTCTCATGGTCAATGTAATTCTCCTTCACGACAGCGTACCTATCGTTCCCATCCCAGGAGGTGGATGCCCATGCAATCTGACTCTGCTTGGAGAAATTCCAATACCGATTATTGGACTCTGACTCTGTCATTAGTTTACCACTGGCAATCACGGTAGAGGAGTTGTCCCTATTAGATACAGCAATATCGAACCTAGTGATTCTATAGCCAGTGTCAAACCTGCCATCGAAGAGTGTTATTCGATGGTCTACCAGGTCACTAGTCGGGATTATGCCTCGAGCCGTGTAACTGCCTATTTTCTTCATCACTTTTTCCTCCTGATTCTATGAGCCGTTTGCATGACCTTCTTTTGATCCCATCCCTTCTTGAAATCCCCGTTCTTCTTCCTAGCCATTTTGTTGGCCTTCCTGAGAGCGGAACCCATCCCCTTGAGGGCCTTGCCCGCTTTCCTCCGAACTGGTCGGGTTTCCCGCTTGATTGTCCTGGCGGCCTTGCCAACTCTCTGAACTCCTGACGCAGTGCGCTCTATGAGTTGGAGATACTCCTCAACCGTCATTCTGACTTCTGCGGCCACAATCCCACCTACTGTTGGGATAGTGCCAGGGCGGTTGCGCTTGCCTGAGTAGCAGTTTCTAGGGTGCATTCAATCACGATGCTGACGTACAACTCTCCGGAGGCTACGGTGCCTACTGAATCGATGCTGAAGAACATGGAATCTACGCCGACCAGATAGCCGTTCTTCCATGTCTGCGGGTTCATGTCGATGGTTTCGGTAGCACCCAACGAGTGAGCAGTGGAGTTCGGGTCGCCCCATAGTTGGAGGCATCCGGAGGAAACTAGGGACTTGTCGTCTGCGAAGACTAGGTCGCTCTGAGTCTGCGTGGTTAGTTGCCATCCGACCTTGGCGGGGGTAGCGGTGTTCGCGTAGATTGGCTTGTCCGCGCCGGACTCATCCGCGTACTGAATCGAGATGTTGAGGACCCGAAGTAGTGTGGACTTTGAAACGCCCAGGTTCACAAAACTGCCGAGATCGATTTCGCTAGTCACGAAATTTGCGCCGTTGGTTAATGCTTTTGCTCTGATGAAGAATGAGTCACTCTTTGCCATGGGCGTGGGAGGTTCTGGTGGCTTATG